AATTCTGGTGTGTTATAAGTGGTAGGTAAGTTTCTACCTTCTATAACGGATTTATATTCGCCCAACAATCTGTCAAGCTCTAGCCACCCAGCATCCATATCTTCATGTTTCATCTTGAATACCTTGGAGGCATAGGGGTGTTTCTTTTCTTGTGCCACAAATAAAAAGTCTGCCACGGTAAAGCCTGCTTTTTCAAAGGCTCTTTTATACCAAGCTGCTTGTAATTCATATTGATATTTTTTTATTGAACCTACAAAAGCTGATGGTTTGACCGATTGAGTAGTTTTGTAATCTACAAGAATAATTGTTTTATCATCATAAGTCCCTGCTAAAGGATAACGCAACATATCAGACTTAACTTTACACAGCATGTCATCCTCCCACCAAAACAAAGCTACTTCTGCAGGCTTAACAAAAACCCCAGGATAGTCTGTTTCTGTTGGGTTTAAAGCACAGTCGCCATAAATACCTAGACTGTTTTTCATCTTATATATAGTTTCTCTGTCTGTTGTATTAATAACAGTCAAGCCTCTTTTTTCATAATCTCTTTTGAGATCCTTGTTAGCCTGACTGTAAGGAGAACCGACTAAACAAGCTACTTCTTTATTGAAAACACTTTCACCCTCTACTATCAAAGCATGAGCGGCAGATCCAAAACGTAGTGCGTGTGAATCTTCCATCTCTTCTTGCAAAGCATGGACTTGTGATTGTCCAAATCTTCTAATGGTTGATGAAGATATGCCTGGTGAGTTGTGGTAAAAATCGTTAGGCATATCAGGAAAGTAATAAGTGTCACCTAAAACAACGTGATCTAATTCTTTCAAAGTATCAGGTAATTCGTTCATCCTGTCCTCCTAACATTTTTTGCCCAAGTTGCAGTAGGTTTAACAATCTCTTCATATTCGTAGCCAAATTCATTTAAAAGTTTAACAAGAGCTGGATACCCAAATCTTCTATCAACCTTTATTATATCTCCTACTTTTAAGCTTTTTACTTTGTCGTGCAGTTTCTCATACATCTTTTGTTTTGCCATCCTTTACTCTATCAAACATATCAGTAATATGTTGTCTTTCTTCTACAGGTAACGTATTAATAGTACGTATAAGTTCGAGGACAGCGGTAGTTGCATCATGCATAGACTGTTCCCATTCTTCGACTGGTGACAGATTTTGTGGGTCTGTCGGTAAATTTTTATGTATATCTTTCATAATATTGACATTATATACGAATTAGGTATATGATGTCTACTAACAGTATAAATAAGGATGGATTATGTCTAGAATGTACAGAGAATTTTGCGATAGAGTGCTTGACGATCCTAAACGTCATGATGCCATAGATGAGGCTTTCAAGATGGGTTGGGATAGTTATGAAGAACTTATCGGGAATTATAGTAAGTGTCATCTGAAATACAAAGGGTTTGCTGTAAAGCATCCTGAGATGGAAGTTGATATTTTAGTTACTGATTATGACTTAGATGCCTACAGGTATGGGGTCTAATTAGTTTAAGTCGTGTATCTCAATTGATTCTCCTTGAGGTAGTAGGTAACAGAGCGACCTGGCGACGAAACGCTCTGCTTAATTTGGAGGATAATAATGATAAAAGGTATAGGTATAAATTTAGAATTTGAAAAAAACGTGCCCTTTCCATTAGAGAAAAGGCGTAGAAAAGATCGACCAGCTACGGCAAAAGACCTAATTTGTTTATGGATCGAGAACGAAGGCGAGGCTGGTGACAGTTTCAAAGTACAAGGTAAAAAGCTTAGAACTAATGTTATACAACATTTCAACGCAGAATGGCGGCCAGACAACAAGGGTTATACTCGGAGACTAAGTTACAGAACGGTAGACGCAAAGCAAGAGGTTTACCGTATATAGATCGTAGAAATAACACGGTATGGCCGAATAGCAGATGGATCCTGGGATACTACAGGCCCTAAAGTTGAACATCAAAAGATACGCACACGAAGATAAGACAGAGTTATCAGGGGTTATGTTAGTATTAGAATATGAAAAAACGTAAAGATCCAAAGCAAGGCACAGGTAAAAAGCCCAAGGGTTCAGGTAGACGGTTATATACAGACGAGAACCCTAGAGATACAGTCAGTATTAAGTACGCTACACCTACAGATGCTCGCAAGACAGTTGCCAAGGTTAAAAGAATAAATAAGCCTTTTGCCCGTAAAATACAAATACTTACAGTTTTAGAGCAAAGAGCTAAGGTAGCAGGTAAGCTTGCACAGGCTAAAATAGCCAAAGCTGGTAAAGAAGCTATTAGGAAAGCACGTAAGAAATAATGTCGGGTTTATTATTGTCAGACTTTTGTCATAGAGGGCGTGACGTGGGAAACCTTGATAAACAAAAGGCTAAGGTATTTTTGCATTTTTTTCATTTTTGTCAGGGGAAGAGAGACTAATATTCTTATAAATATACAAAGAACTTGACAGCCTAAGTCGGGTTCGCTAAGATCGGAACTTATACATATATAGGATATGTAGGGCTAGCCACATCTAAAGGGCTAGATATAGCCCATCTACTTTACATCTACACAAAGTATCATCTAGTATAAGCACATATGAAAGAAGAACAGTCGGGCTTTGAGCCTATCCTGGATGAAGCAGAAGATCCAGCCATAGAGTTTTTTAATCTATCCAACAAACTTAATCGTATGCAGCGTATCTTTGTCTGGAAAGTTGTCAATAATCCCCAGATGTCGTATGTCGAATGTGCTAGGAAGTCGGGGTATAAAGACGCTAGGCAGTCGGCCTATAAGCTACTCAAACATCCTGAAGTAAAGAAAGAGATTAATTATCTCCTGGGAGAAGTTCGTAAGAAGTATGAGTTGAACCAGGATCGGGCTGTCAAAGATTTGTACGACATTCGGGACAAAGCCCTAGAGTCGGGTTCATTTAATGCGGCAATCGCCGCTCAGAATAGTTTGCTTAAGGTTGGTGGCTTGGTGGTAGATAAGAAAGAAGTGCGTTTTGGTAAAATAGATCAGATGTCTCGAGCTGAGATCGAGAATAGATTAAAGGTTTTGATGGGTGATGTTATTGAGGGTGAGCTGACAGACGAGACTGAGGAATCAATCTCGCCATCTGCTATCAACGAAGTCCAAGAAAGCTCCGAAGAGAATCAAGAGTAATATTTCCATTTAGTTAATTTCACCTGTTACACATTTTCGCATATAGGTTTTAGTAAACTTAAACGGCTTATAGTCAAACTCTCTGTCGCACTCTAATGTAGAGTAGCCTTTTTCATACATCTCAACCCGACCTTTGTTTTCGTAGTCGCCATTAATGAAATGTATGAAGATGTAGTTACCTACCACACCAAACTCTTTAAAGTCTTTCTTATCTAAATATATACCTCTGTTGCCAAAGTATTGTATTAGGTCGGCTTTAGTCATAAATAATCTCCTGTAATACTTTCATAATCTGCTTGTATGTCGGCTAAGTCCATACCTTTAAAATTGCCATAGACAGTTTCAAATACATGATCTCTTAATGAATCGGTATCTGAATTTTCTACCCAACTTATGATCATTTTTACATAGTCATCTACAATTGCATTTTCCATTTCTTCTCTAGTCATCATTAATGCACTCCTTCTAATTTCTGAACAGAGCCTGTAACTTCAGCTAATTTACTTTCCATCCAATTTATGTTCTCTTGGTAAAAAGGGGCATTTTCTTGAACTGCTATTTGACTAGCTAGTGCTTGAGATTCTGCCCATAAGTCTTTATGTAACTCCTCTAAGTCTTCGCACATATGACTTAATATGTTCTCTAACTTAGCTTCATTCTTTTTAGTATCGGGACAAGTCATAAGGAGAAAGAAGCACACGGCTACTCTCTCCTTTGCATTTTTAGGGTTTTTGATTAACTCGTGTATATCTAGCTTTCTCATGTTAAACTCCAAATTGATCTTTAAGTGTAGTAATAAGTTTTTCAAAATCTACTGAATCACCTAAGTTAGCTAAGACTACTTCAGTTTCAATTTTACTTTTCAAACCTTTGTCGTCCCATTTGAAGTTACCATTGTAATGATAATCATATTCGTTATTGTATTCGAAGTTATCATTATTCAAATCTTCATTAAAAGTCTTGCGAAGTTTTTTAATCTTTGCTTCAATATCTTCTATCTCCGTTTGCTTATCTTTAATCGCTTGTTTACAAGCCAAGATATCAAGATAATGGGGGTTATTCTGCATTTCGGCTTCGAGCTTAGATATGCTCTCAGTCCTAATCTCGTTGTATGCTCTATCAACGAGTATATTTCGTTCGTTAATGGTTAGTTTTCTAGCCATAGTAATTCTCCTTATAGTTAATGTACATAAGTACAAGTATTATTAGACCATAATTACTACATGATGTAAACAGTTTATACATAAAAAATAGAGTTATTTAGGGGTAGAATAGGGGTTAAACTGCATACCCTCGCTCTCTCAGTCGCTTTCTCAAACAAAAATCAGTCGGGTGTCGGGTCGGGTCGTCGGGTTAGTGACTAAATGCCTTACAGGTCAGTATAACACACACAACACAATACCGTCTTCCAGGCCAGACGCAGCCAGGAGTTGCGTGATAGATCTCTCAGAAGAAGATCTGTCACATAAGTTGACTTGTTGTTTACTTGTGGTAAAGTAATTACATACACTTAAATAAGGAGATGATATGTCAGAAAGACAATTACCGTTTCAAGTAGCAGTTAGTAGAACTGACCCAGTTGAAGTAACTAATCCATATAGTGGGGAAAGTTATAAGCTAGAAGCAGACGCTCTTGCTGTTTATGATGTAATTAAAGGAGCCGAATATACTGAAGATTACGATTTAGTTCGCAAAGGTGTTGATTGGTTTCTAGAATATGAGCCTGAAGCCTATATGGTTTTGCTCGACTAAGTCGGGAGTAGGTCGGGATCGCTACTAGTGATCCTGATCGCTCTACGAGGTAAGTACTACACAATAGTAATCACATCCAGGATCTGGACGCAGCCAGGAGTTTCTCTGGACTAGTCTTTCCTATTCCGATAGTTGACATTATTGTTTACATGTGGTATACTTAAGGGACACTATAAGGAGAATTGAATGGAAGAATGGTTTAAAACCTTAACAACGCAAGAATTAAAAACCTGGTTAAAAAACTTTGATCAGCCGAATAGCCTCAATAGTTTCTTTTTAGGAGCAACTAATCATGAAGATATAGAACTAGCCAAGGCCGAACTAAATAGTAGGGGGTTGTTTTGATGGATGTAGAAAGAGTTAAAGAAATACTTAAAGATAAATTTCCCAAAGGGTCAACCGCTTATACTTTAGTTACTAAAGTTGCCCCCTCGGGTATGTCAAGGCACATAATGGTGGCAGGATCTGACAGAAAAGGACATGTTCAGAATGTGAGCTGGTATATTGCTAAGTTGCTAGACTGGAAATATAAAGATAATACCCGCTCTGTCTTTGTTGGGGGTTGCGGTATGGATATGGGGTTCCACTTAGTTTATACCTTGTCTAGTAAATTGTATGATGACGGTTATGCTATTGAACAACAGTGGCTGTAATGTTTGAGTGGTTTATAATATTCATTTGTTTGTTCTTGGCTTGGTTGGCTGATAACTCGGGATCGGGTCGGGATTAATAAATGGGGGATTAGTCGGAATGATCGGGATACCATAACACAATAAGAACACACAAAGCCCAGGCGCAAGATGTATTTGTCATGTATCGTTTTCCCAAAGTGCCTGGGTTGAGTGTTAAAAAAAAAGTGGTGTTTTTTTTGTTTACCCCTTGTATTATTATTTACTTTGTGTAAACTAATAGATAAGGAGAACGAGATTATGAAATATAAATTTGTAATTACTGACGATTCAGGCAACCAATTATTAGTGGGAGCTGAAACTGAGTTGCGAGACTTAGTTGTGAATGGGATACAAGTTGTTAGAGATAGTAACTTGCACGTTGAAGATACTAGACAAGTTCTAGGTAA